AGTGTATGTCGCGACCCCGATTAAAAGCACCTGAAAACGATTTAAAAAAGTGAACATTTTAAGACTAACCGTCTTCACTTTTTGTGCTATATGTAGGGTATGACGAAATACCTTTCGAACCGTAAGTTTGCGAAATTATGTGAGGTTTCTCCCTCCTCGATAACAAAGGCAATCAAAGAGGGGCGAGTATGGAGATCCGGCAACCTCGGAATCGATCCAGATCATCCGACGAATATCCACTATCAAGAGGCAAAGCGGAGAGGATGGAACGAAAAAGCGAAACGGAAACGGAAACAAGCGGCAAAGAAAAAGGCCGAGAAAGCCGCGGAGAGAAAAGCAAAAAAGAAGTCCGAGCAGAGCAAGGGGACGGAGGAGCCGAAAGGAAAAACCGTCGACGAGGTCCGGGAGGAGATAACGGAGACGGAGGACGAGGCTCGGAGGATATTCGAGAGGGCTCTCCCTCCCGGAGACGCGGCAATCGCGGCCGCCCGATTCTCCAGGCAATCCGCGGAGCATCTCAAGGTGCTAGAGTCGATCCGCGAGAAACAGATCAAAAACGATAAAGCTCGTCTCGAGCTCGTCGAGAGAGACCTCGTCCGGAGGATGTTTGGAGAGCTCTACTTGATACATACGAACCAATTCAAAACGATGGGAGACAAGCTCTCCGCGGCAATCGCGGCCGCGGCCGGCGTCGATGATTCGGAGATCATCGGAGCGATTTCGGAGATCATAGAGAAAGAGGTTTTTCGGAACCTCTCCGCGGTAAAACGGCTATTCAGCGATAGGCTAAAAGGAATCAAGTCCGAGCTCCCGGAGAATGAGGAGGAGGAAACGGAATGACAGAACGGAGATTGATAGCTCTCGATCTTTTTTGCGGAGCCGGAGGAGCCTCCGCGGGATTATTTCGAGCCGGTTTCGAGGTTGTCGGAGTCGATATAGAGCCGCAACCGAATTACCCTTTTGAATTCATCCAAGCGGACGCGATCGAGTTTGATGTTTTCGGTTATGATCTGATTTGGGCGTCTCCTCCCTGCCAAGCCTTTTGTGCTTACAAGCGCAATCATGGAAGAGTCCGAGAGCGGCCGAATTTGATCCCGAAAACTCGAGAGAGGTTGCTCGAGGCCGGCGTCCCGTATGTGATCGAGAACGTTGCCGGAGCTAGAGAACATTTGAGAGATCCGATCCAGCTTTGCGGATCGTCTTTTGGTTTGAACATTCGGAGACATAGACTTTTTGAGGTTTCGATCCCGATCGACGCTCCTCCCTGCGATCACAAGTGGCAAACTCCGAGATTTCCTCCGGCGTCGAATCGAAAAAACCTCCGGAGAACCGTCGAGGTCGGAGCATGGCGGATCCATCTTGAGGTACAATGTAAAGCTATGGGAATCTATTGGATGAAACTCGAGGAGCTTTCACAAGCGATTCCTCCGGCCTATTCTGAATACATAGCGCGAAAGATGCTCGAGGCGACCGCATGAGACGGAAAAGCCGGCTCGAGAAATGGGAGGAAAAGCTCCGGCCGGCTTTCGGCTGGCGAGACGCGATCCGGCTCGTCGAATACTTGCGAGAGAGGGACACATATCGAGGGATCGCGGCAACGCAGAAACACAAGATCGGAGAGCTCGAAATCAGAGTGAAATATCTCGAGGGACTCCTCGACGCGGCCGGCCTCGGTTTCGAATCATGATCGGTTTCCCGTCATTCGTCGGAGCGGATCTCGATTTTTTCCTCGAGGAGATCGAGAAAGCCCCGACGGAGCCTCCGAAATACAAAATCTCAGAGTATGTCGAGGACAAGCGGATCCTCCCTCCGAACACTCCGTTTCCGGGTTATTGGGAGTGCTCCCGGACTCCCTATACCGTCGAGATAATGGACAACCTCTCTCCGAGGTCTCCGATACAACAAACCGTTGTAATGAAAGGAGCTCAATTAGGACTCACGGCCGCGGCCGAAAACGTGATCGCATATTGGATCGATGAATTTCCCGCGGAGATCCTTTTCGTTTCGGCAACGGACAAGCTCCTCGAGAAATGGGCAACAAAACGCCTCGAGCCGTTGATCGATTCATGCGGCTTTCGTAACAAGATTTTCGCGCAAGGGATCCATAAACAGTCGAGGCGGACGGGAGATAAGATTTTTTCGAAAGAGTTTGCCGGAGGCTCTCTCGATATGGCCTCCGCGCAAAGTGCGCCGAGTCTCCGCGCGGAATCGAAACGGATCCTAATCCGGGACGAGATCGACGGAGCTCCTCCGCTCCTCCGGACTGGAGAGGGAAATTGGCTCGAGGTTTCTTACGCGCGAACTAATGCGTGGGGAAACAGGAAAAAGATTTTCGATTTCTCGACTCCGACAACGTTTACCGAGAGCTTGATTTCTCCGGAATACGAGGACGGAGACAAGCGGAGATTTTTCGTCCCTTGTCCGCATTGTGGACAGTTTCAGATCCTACAGTTTGGACACGCGGGAACGGTTCACGGCTTGAAGGGAGAAACGAAAGCCGGCCTCCTCGAGGATGTTTTCTATATCTGCGATCATTGCCACGATCCGATCTGGAATCATCATAAAACGTCAATGCTAAACGCCGGCCGATGGGAGCCGACCTCGATCTCCTTTTCGAAGGTTTACCGGAGCTATCAGATCAGCTCGTTATACTCTCCCGTCGGAATGCTCTCTTGGTTTGAATTGTTCGAAAAATTTTTAAGGTCCGAGGAGACTCCGGACGGAAAACGGAGCTTTGTAAACCTGTATCTCGGAGAGCCGTTCAAAGAGTCCGGCTCGAGGCCGAAACTCGAAACCGTGATCGAGAAACGCGGCAACTACAAAGCCGGGACCGTTCCGGACGGAGTCCTCTTTCTCACGGCCGCGATCGACGTGCAAGCCGGCTCGAAAAATCCGGAGAGGAAAAACCCGGCTCGACTGGAGATGGAAATTTGCGGACACGGTCCCGGATTCCGGACGAGCTCGATCCTGTATCGGACATTCGAGGGAGAGGTCGACGATCCGGAGGCCGGAGCCTGGAAACTGCTTGACGAATTCGCGGCAAAAACGGGAATGATTTTTCGGAGGGACGACGGCCGGGAATTTCCCGTCGAGCTCCTTTTTATCGACTCCGGAGACGGAAACTTGACGGACGTTGTTTACCGGTTCACTCAACGCGCGGCAAACATCTATCCTTCGAAAGGTTTCTCCGCTCTCCGCAAAAAGAAAAAGGAGAAAGAGACCGGAGACGAGAGGTCAGTTTTCAACGTCAAAAGGTTCCGTCCGGTTCACGTTGGAACGGACTTGATCCTCTATGAGATTTCCACGAATTTCTATAAGACTTGGACTTACAACAATCTCCGGATCGATAGGCAGATTCCCGGACCTCAACGTCCGGGTTTCTGCGATTTCCCGATCGACTATTCGGAGAATTATTTCCGGATGCTCATAGCGGAGGAAAAACGAGGAGACGGATCTTTCCACTGTCCGAGCGGACGGAGAAACGAGGCTCTCGATTGCCGGGTTATGAATTTATGCGCGTCCGATGTTTATCTCGATCGAGAGGTTCTCGAGCTCCGCGCGGCCGCGAAAAACCGAGGGGCGACTCCGGCACAAATCGCGGCAATCGATCATAGGTTTTTACTCTCGAAAATGATACAGGCAACGGCTCGAGTGATCGTAAGTCCGCGAAATGAAACGAAATCCGATCCCGTCGAAACCGTAACCATCCATAATGATTGACATTAGTTCAGTATAATCCTACAAAGGGATTATGCCCGTCTGCTTATCATCTTCAAAGATTGCCAGAATTCGCGCGGAGATCGCGACGAAAGAGGAGCAACTTGCGAAAGCAAACGAGACTTTTTTAAAGATGCTCGGAGAGAGCGTCGAGTCCTATCGTTTCGACTCAAACGAGGGAGCACAGTCCGCAAGATCTCGCAAGCTCGAGGAGCTAAAAAAGATCATCGACTCCCTCGAGAGCTCCCTCGACTCCCTTTACCGTCGGCTTTCGTGTAAGGGCGTAATGATGTTAAATCTCCGTCGCAAGCGACTCGAGATTTTGAACGGATACGGAGTCCTGTAAATGGGCGCAGTCGAGAGGCTTGTCGATCGATTTTTTTCCTCGGTTGGTATGCCCGTTCTCGCGGAGGTTCACGAGGAGATCCCGTCCGCTCCGCATCCGGTCCCGATGTCGTTTTTTAATGTCGGAGGAGGAGCTCCTTACTGGGGCGGATCCGGTTCCGACGGATCGAAATATCCATATGGACTTTCGAGCTCCGGACAGTCTCCGATCCTCGATCACTGGTACGCAAGGCAAAACGCGCGATCCGCGTTTCACGAGTCGACGATCGCGCGGTCCATTGTCGAGCGGTTTGCGGACTCGGTTGTTGACGTAGGATTGAAACTCGACGCGACTCCGAAATCCGATCTCCTCGGGATCTCTCCGGAGGAGGCGGAACGATGGTCGGCTCGAGTCGAGTCCCTCTTTGATCTTTGGGCGAGAGACAAGCGATCGAGCCGGGACGAGCAGTTGACTTTTTATCAATCGCAACGACTCGCGGAGGTCTTCACTCAACGCGATAATGATTGGTTTTGTAGACTGTTCTATTCTCCCAAAAATCGCCAATTGCTAAACCCTCTCCAAATCCAATTTCTCGATCCAAACCAGATCCGCGGATTCGCTTACACCTCGACTTATGGATACCAGTCCGGAGGGGACGGAATTGTCCGGGACGATCGCGGCCGGGAGATCGGATACAAGGTTTACATCCGGGATAAAGACGGGACATACCAGCCTATCGAAATTCCGGCTTTCGGAAAGAAGTCCGGCCGGCGTTTCGTCCTCCACGGTTTCCAACCGGAATACGCCGGACAAGGGAGAGGATATTCTCGACTCACTCATGCCTTGCAAGAATTCGAGAATGTAACGGATTTCACTCTCGCGCAAATCAAAAAGGCAATCAATCAAGCGTCATTCGCTATGTATGTCAAGCCGTCGAAAGAAAACGACGCCTCGAATCCAGTTGAGGACATAGCGGATCAACGATACGGAGCCGCGGCCGCGGCCGTCGGAGCGACTCCGGATCCGGGAGTCGTGGAATCGATCGCCGGCTCTCCGGTCAATTTCTACTCGATCCCGGAGGCGACTTTTAATCAACCGGGATCGGCTGGCGTTTTCAACTTGCGAGAGGGAGAGGATCTCCTCCCGTTTAAGGACTCCGCTCCCTCCGCGTCTTTCGATTCTTTCGTCAATGCGTTTACCTCGTATCTCTCCTCGTCGGTATCGATGCCGCTCGAGGTTCTCTTGATGAAATTCGGACAAAATTATTCGGCCTCTCGAGGAGCTCTCCTCCTATTCTGGCGAGTCGCGATGATCTGGAGGGAGGAGCTTGCGGCCGATCTCTTGAATCCGATTTACGAGGAATGGCTCTCGGGAGAGATAGCCTCCGGCCGTGTCTCCGCTCCCGGATGGAACGATCCGAGGATCCGCAAGGCTTGGACCTCTAACAACTGGATCGGAGCTCCTCTCCCGAATATCGATCCGCAACGGACAGCGGAGGCCGAAAAGGCCTATGCGTCGATCGGAGCAACGGACCTCGATCGGATCGCTCGAGACCTCAACGGATCCGACGGTCCGACGAACCGAGCGAAACTCGCAAGGCAGCTCGAGGAGCTTCCGGAGGTTCCGTGGAATAAATCGAAACGCGGAGCGGACTAAATGAGCAACGGATTTTTAGGAAACGGAAAAGGAAACTCCGTCTCGAAAGATTACGAATCCGGAGCGAACCTTTCGATCGATTTTGAACACTCCCGGATCCATGATGGGAGAGCGTTTATCCTTTTTGAAAATGATATTGATCTCGACGCGGACGCCTCGATCAATATTTGTCTTGAGACTCCGACGGACGAGCCGGAAATCCATATGTTAGCACATTGCAACGGAGGAGTCGGGATTCGTTTACAAATACTCGAGGGACCGACAATTACAAACGGAACCGGAACGATCATAAACGCGATCAACCGGAATAGGCGCAGCTCGACTAATGCGCTGATTAAGAGCATCGAAGCGACTCCGCAAACCGGCAAGGCAAACAAAAACGCGACGATTACCGCGGACGGATTGATTATCCTCGACGAGGTCTCCGGAGGTGTCGTTCCCGGTCCGGTGATCGGAGAGGCCGGATACTCGAGAAATCTCGGAGAATTCGTTTTGAAAGCCGGCACGAGATACGCCTTTCGTGTTATTTCATTGGATGATAATAACCAAGTCCATTTGAATCTAATTTGGTACGAATTAGAGGAGGTCGAATAATGGCCGATCCCGCAACCGTTTCATGTCCGGCCGATGCCTGGACAAAAGTAGCGTCCGCGGTAACAACCGGACAGGTTTGGATCTTGGACACTACTCCGAGGTATGTTCAAACATACCGGACGGCCGGAAACCCGGCTCCGACGGACGACGCTCTCGCCGGACCGTTTCAAGGGGAGTCGATGTTAATCTCGGCCGGAGCTCCGATCGATGTTTACATTAAACCGCGCGGATCTGCCGGAAAGGTTAGGGTCGATCTGTAATGACTCTAATCGGAAACCAAAACGGGATCCTCGGAAACCTCCCTCCCGGAGGAGCTCCGGAGTCCAACGAAAAAACCGTCTATTTCGAAACGGACTGGAATTCCAACTATAGCAATCTCCGCGTCCGATCGATTGCCGGAACCGGAGGACATAGGTTTCCGTTTTCTGTCCCTCCGGACTTCTCCGAGCTCGTCGAGGGTTATATCGAATCTTTGCCGGGAGGCTCTTTCACGGATCAAGATATAGATCTCGCGTCCGAATACGCGAAAGACGGAGAGAACTATCAGACTCATGCGGAGCTTGACGATACCTCCGCATATTCCGGAGTCGCTAACCAGTGGGGAAAACTCGATCTCTCGAGCGTCCTCTCCTCCCTCGAGGCCGGAGACATGGGAGGCGTTTTCGTCGATCATAACGCGATCGGGACAACGGTCTATTATGGCCGTCTCGTTTTGAGGTACAAATGAGCGAATATCCATATTATTTCGATCGTGACTACCTCGAGACGGAGGGTCATTTTGATATTTGTTACGGAAACTTGGACGCGGATCCTCCGATTGTCGAGGCTCGACTCGACGCGGAGATCGAGACCGCAATCGGCAAGCGTCCGAAAGTCCGTTGCAATGGTCTCGATTGTACGGTGATCCATTCCGTCGAGCTGACTCCGGAGGAGGAGTCGACGCAAGCCGCGACGGTTGCCGCGCATAAATCCGCGGCCGGAGGTTGATCCATGTATCCTAGAATCATGATCGAGATCGCCTCAACACATTGGGCAATAACCGAGGATGCTCTCCGAGGGATTGTCAAAGCCGCGGAGAGCTCGATCTCTCCGGAGGATAGACTCCGGTTCCACTTTGCAAACAAAGAGACGAGAGAGGCAGTTTATTGCCCAATGTG